CACCATCACAGCATAGAATCATACGCCCATAGTCATTACGAAACTTGACATTATACATTCTGAGCGTATTCAGAATCATGTGCCGAATCAGACCTTCATCGAGCGGCTTCTTGGTGAAAGCCAGTCCTTGATGAATCGCTGATATAGCTATACCGGAATAGTCTACGAGTATCATAATATAAGCACCAAACTATCACACCTTGATGATTCCATCCTTCACGGCTTGCACGGCAGAATCCAAATTCCAATTGTAGTTGAAGATTCCAATATGAGCAACCTGTTTAGAGAGATCATGATCGCACCAGATATCAAAACCGTTCTTGCGAGCCTTGTCACAAAAATAATAGTCCTCGCCGATTTCAACCTGATGATTGTTTGAATATTCGAAAATGTAATGAGGAGCTGGTACCTTCTCATACACAGAGCGATGAACCATCATCATGCCTTGCGGCAAACAATCGACTTTCTCGAGAGGAGGAGAATCTTCTGTGGTTTTGAATTCAGTCGTAGAACCCGGTTGCCCATTCATGGCCGTGAAATGAGGATTTGGAAAATACCTTTTTCGATAATTGGCTCCGACAATAGGCACTCCGCGATTCAAAAGCTTTATGCCGGCATCTGGAGGAAATGCCATGTCCGAATCAATCCACCATGCAAAATCGCAATTTGACCTTAGAAAATGGCCTACAAGATTTCGCCGGGCAATTGTAATGACCGATGAAGTCTCAAAGGTCGATGCCACTCCAATGCCATTGGCTACGAGTGTCGATGAAGCCATGGCCAGATAGTAAGCAAACTGTGAATGAACCTGATCTCCAGATGGAACCAGAGTCATGACCGAAATAGGTTTACGAGGTTGTTGTGGCAGCGGATTTCCAAATGCGTGTGTTGGCATAATTTATATGTGATGTGAATTATTCCTGTTCGTCATAGTCATTGTCATCATCGATGATATCATCGTATGACTTTTTATACTTAGGCTTCCGAATATATTCATCCCTTGATGGATGTGCATGACCAGATGGAGGCATTGGTTTACGAATCGAATCGTACGCTTCGCGCGTGAATGATTTTTTGTTTTTCATAAATTACATGAGTCTTAAAATTAAGCTCTGGCGAGCTTTAATTGCTTATTTCATTCTGAGAATATATTACTTCAAAGCTTTCATTTGTAAATAAAAAAACACTAGAAAATCATATTGATTATCATGGGCTTATACGAGTCTCGATTAGAGCTCTAAGATGAGCCCTGCGAACACGGCCAGAAACCCATTCATTGAAGTACTCATCGGGCTTCAGAAGGCAATGACGAGAGAAAATCTCGTATGTCTCCCAATAGGTGCACTCGGCCTTCGAAGCACAGATATGAAGGATCTCACGATCAAAGGCATTCTCTCCATGCTCCTTGATGGACTGCTGAACGTACTCGGATGATCCGGCATATTCTTTCCAGTCCGACTCCACCTTGAACTTCTTTCGTTTACCTTTGACCTGTTTGGATTTCGCGGACCAGAAAAACTTCTTTCCCAAGTACTTACGACCGGTTACTCGATTGGTCAGGCAATACACAAATCCTTGAATTGTAGATGGATCAGATCCTTCCGGAAGGACAAACTCTTTGCCTTGATATATCCATGGATTCAATGCCATGAATATATGTATACTCTATTCCTCATCAGCTATTGAAGCACAGAATGGACAGTACATAGGCCACGATTCTTCCTTATTCTCAATTTCTTCATCGAGAAGATCATGACCGCCATCATCAAAGTCCATTGGATTCCAACGGACAAAGTACGAGATCTCACAGTGAGAACAATAAAAGTCTGATTTCATGCTTCGCAGGATGCACAGGTTAATAGATTGCGAGATAGTTCCTGTGCAGGATTTGTACCTCTTTGATAATACAGTGTCTTTACTCCTTGCTCCCAAGCAAAGATGAGCAGCTGATTTACATCCTTAACCGGAGTCTTTGGATGAATCATAAGATTGATCGACTGTGCCTGATCAACATATTTTTGACGAGCCGCGGCCTGAATGATAATCTCTTTCTGAGAGATCTCACCAAATGTCTTGAATACATCTTTTTCTTGTTGAGTCAAGAATTTCAGATGCTGAACCGAACCACCCTTGGTCAGAATTGAATTCCATGTTTCACGATCATTTTTCTTATGACCTTCAAGCACACAGGCCAGAAAAGGATTCTTATATGTGAACTTACCCTTGGCCAGATCTTTGACAAAGTAATTCGAATTCAAAGGCTCAACGGATGGAGATACCTGACCAAGAATGAATGACGAAGAAGTGGTCGGAGCAATCGCCATCAGAGTCACATTCCGGCGGCCAGTACCTTTCAGCAAGGCCGGTTCTCCAAGCATAACGGCCAAAGCTTTGGTAGCCTCTTCGGCCTTCTCATGAATGCACTTATGAATCTGCACATTGAGCAACTTGGCTTCCATAGACTCGAATGGAATAAGCTTGGATTGAAGATATGAATGCCATCCAAGGACTCCGATACCAAGCGCCCGCTGATTCATAGCAAACTTACGAGGGGCTTCCATGTATGAAACTCCCTCGGTCTTATCAATAAACTCCGTCATGACCGCATCTAGGAACATGGTAAGCGTCTGAACCGCGTCCGTGCTCTTCCATTCATCATAGTGCAGCAGATTCATGGATGAAAGGTTGCATACGAATGATTCATCTGGAGAGGAGGAGAGGGCGATCTCGCTGCACAGATTAGATGCATAGATCTTCATCTCTTTGTCCTTATACACCTTGGGAGCCCCTTTGTTCACCGTATCCGAGAAAAAGATGTATGGATAGCCAGATTCAAAGCGCTTCTGAAGTACCTTGCCCCAGACTTTACGTTTATCTTTATCTCCATCAATCATGGACTTCATCCATTTGTCTGGAACCGTGACTCCAAGGGAAATATGCTGAATAGGATTGCCATCATCTCGAATCTGCAGGAATTCAAGAATATCCGCATGATCGATCGGAAGATATGCGGCAAATGAACCCCGTCTGACATTGGATTGAGAAATCACATTAGTCATGGTCTCAAAAAGCTCCATGAAATGAATTGGCCCATTGGATTCTCCACCTGTGCCAATCTTGGCTCCGCGTTTGCGAAGAGCACCAAAATAAGCCGAAGTTCCTCCGCCCATCTTGGTCATCATTCCAACCTCGGCGGTCTTGCCCAGAATGGAATCCATTGTGTCATCGATATATGAACCAAAGCACGAGATAGGCAATCCACGATTAGTGCCAAAGTTTGCCCAGATCGGAGACGATAAAGAATACCATCCCAGAGCCATGTATTTCTCGAATTTCTCGGCAAAGCCGTCGGATTTCAAGATCTTCTCGGCGGCCAATGCAATTTGATGAATACGTTGTTTGGCCGTCTGTCCATTCTCCAGATACCCTCTTTCCAAAAACAATTCAGATTCCGAATTCAGCCAATAATAAGGTTTTGCCTGCATAATTAAAATAGATCTTCTTCTCCATAAGATTTATCTGATTTGGAATATTCCACGGGCCTTGACTTGAAAAAGTCCGTGGCCGTATTTCCAAGCACATCTTCGGAAAACCAGATAGTCTTTTCTATTGCTTCTTTATCTATATCGTCAAACACTGGCTTGATGCCGATTTGAATCAGAGAATCATTCAAACGCTCTTTGATAAAAGCCTTGGCAATATCAGATGTCAAATGTTCAGATGCATAACCATTGATAGACCAATCAATAATCTTGGCTTCGGCTTCATATGCTTCAATGCATTCCGAACGAATCCGCTCCGTGAGTTCTTCATCAAAGAGTTCCGGATGCTCTTCACGAATCGTATTGATAAGCTTTATTCCACACAAAGCATGAACCAATTCCTCACGTGAGGTATATGCAACCTGCTGTGCCGTATCCTTGAGCATGTTCCTAAAACGATTGAAGTAGTTGATCGTATAGAACTGAGAGAACAGACTCACATTCTCAACATATAACGTAAAGAGAATCAGCGAATACACATATTGTTTTTGTGCATCTTTGTAATGCCGTTTCAGATACTTGCGTAGGTACTTCACACGATTCTGAATCACATCGAGCTTCAGATTCTCCTCAAAGATATGTTCCATATCAAGCACCTTGAGCAAACGTTCATAAGCATTATTATGAATGACTTCAACGTTAGCCATCACATAACCTAGATCGGTTATAGAAGGATGTGGAAGATTCTCGCCGACCTTGGCCCAGAATGTCTTGACGGCAACCTCAATCTGTGCAATCGCGGATAATGATCGTGTGATCATTTCTCGTTCTTGTGGATTTAGATTTACCTTGAAATCTTGAATATCCGATTGAAAGTTAAATTCTTTGTCCGTCCAAAACCCATTATGCATGGCGTCAATGAATTCTTTGGTCCATGGATAACGATCTGGTTTGCGAGAGATTTGTTCTTCGAAGATAGACATAATAGTTTTGTACTATCACCATTTATACTATAAGAAGTTTCAGGAGTAAACAAAAAAAATGCACAGACGTTAATCTGTGCATTTTGAGAAAGGATTTGCGCTAAATATCGATTAAACTTTGACTTCAGGGACCTTGGCTTCTTTGCCAAGTTCATATAGCTTAACAATGCACTTGGCGCCCTGCTCATGAATCAGAGTTTCAAGATCTTCTTTGGAGAGCAAAAGTACCGTGTCCTCCCCATCCTTGGAGCACTGAGCCACATACTTAGGCTTACCACCTTTCGAAGCCTTAGGAGCTTCTTCAGACTCTTCAGCTTCAGGGGCTTCAGGGGCTTCAGGAGTAGGAGCCGCATCAGCTTCAGGGGCTACAGGTGCTTCGGCTTCAGGAGCCACTGGGGCTTCAGCTTCACCGAGCATTACGCGTTTGGCGGATTCGCAAATTGATTTGAAAGTAGATGTTTTCATTTGTTCTTATTTATACGTTTTTTCTTTTTAGGATTTCTAACTTGAAAGGAAATGACCGGATCAAAGTTTTGAATAGCACCGGTACCAAGATCATGACTGCCACCAGAGATTGCACCGGTTCCTACATCTTCACGAATTGGAAATATGTCTCTAAGTGATTTCATCAGATGCTTTGCAATTTCTTAGCTATAAACATATCGGCCGTTACATCCATCATCATACCATCTGGCAAATACGACAAGAATATCAAAAATGATTTCAATGCCGGCCAAAGTTCTTTTTCCATTTTTAACATTAGCATTCTATTTGCGATCTGTATTGGAAACACATTATACAGAACAATCAAATGATTTAACACTAATCGCTCTTTGATTTCACCGGTCTCTTGATACTTTTTTAAGAGACGCTTAATATACTTGAATCTGGCAATGTCTTCATCAAATTCTTGAATTGATAGACAATGCGGATTATCATAATTCCGTATAGCAAAGTCCCTAAAATTGGTATCATTCAGTTTATCAAATACTCTCATCATAACAAAAGGTATTTATTACCTTTAATACATGAAAGTAATCGATGATCCGGAACAAGCACCTGCTGATGTAAGTGTATCGGAAGGATCTTTGAAAATATAAGTCGGTTCAGTTGGAATGACCGTGCATGATCCGATGATTACATTACCGACAGTCTTACGAGTTACGATAGTACCAGCCGAGAGTGTAGTGACACATCGGACAAGCAAAGCACTGGACACATCCGTTGCGGATGTCAATGAAACCTCAGGGGCTAAAAGATTGATTGCGCGCATATTTGTTATTTATCTCAATACATGAAAGTGATAGGTGTGGCATACATATCTGCTAATCCGGCGCCGACACCATAGATCTTATCACTCGGATCTTTGAAAAGATACACTGGAGTATTCAGATGATCGATCGTGAATGAACCTAGTTCGGTACCCGCCGCGTTGATGCGATATATCTTCGCCGAATCTCTATTGGCCGTATCTACATGGATTATGCGAAGTAGGATCGCATTCTGCACACTCGTCGCAGTTGCAGAGCTAGTATTAGCTACCAGATTCTCTTCCGTGCCGATGACATTGATAGCTCGCATGATATTATCTATTCTCCAGCTTTATAGAGATATCTGCCTTGTCCGACATCCAGAAACACATCGACATTGTTCTCGATGCCCAGATCCTTAAGATATGCCAGCTGACGATGAGACAACTTGGCATTGGTGTCCATATCAACAAAGGTACGATTGGGTTCATGGACCAGACGCGCATAACCGCGCTTGCCGAGGATCTCCGCAGCTTCGAGCCCTTGGCCCTTACGTTCTTCCCATTCATCACCAAGGATGTTCTCCGCGACCGGTCCGTGATCCATGCGACCAGAAACTGACGTCTCCTTGCCAGAAGGAGAGAGCCAACCGCCATAACCACGACCTTCTTTAAGATTCGATCCTTTTACACGGTCTGAGATCTGCTTCTGATGCATATCCCAGAACTGAAAGATCTCTTCGGTCTTGGCCGAATCATCCAAGCCGAGCTCATCCTTGGTCACACCATTGGCAAGCTTTGTAAGAATATCCAGATGATTCTGCAAGTACAGTTCATCGAATTTATCAAAGGCTTCTCCTTCTGCAGAAGTCACTTCACTCAAAAGCGTCTTTTTTACGGTGGAGTAAAAGGATGGCATATTAGTAAAAATTAGATCTTCTTGGTCTGAAACGGACCATAGATGTTTTCCGGACCATCGACGAAATCGACTTCCTTAGAGACCGTCCGGACGGCTTGAACGAATCCTTTGGCGGATTGAGCATCTTTGAAGCCATGGAATGTGAAACCATCATAACCATGATCCGTGATGACCAAGAAGGGTTCAGGACCAGGACCATTGAGCGAAATTGTAGAACCAAACTTATTTTCGAGATCAGTCATGAATACCTTCTCACGGGCTTCCGTAACTGACTTGACTCGTTGATTGAGTGATTCCTTGACGTCTTCTTTTTTCTTATCATCCAGAACCGGCAGATCCAGATGTTTCTTCAACTCAGCACTATACGAAGAGATGAACTTATTGAGTTGCGTCAAAAGTTTCTTATCAATGCCTTCGGTGCCTTGACCGGTGATCAATTGAATCAGAGCCTTCTTATTATCATCCGCATATTGCTTATCGAAGCTGGACATGCATTCCTCGCCAAGCAGAGCCGCCAGAGCGGC